TTAACTTACGTTTTAATTGAATAAATATACATATATTTACGCGTGCAAGAATTAACATGTTAAACTACCTTAAATGAGTAAATTTTGTAATCTAAAATCAGAGCAATGGATGAAAATGGGTTTTTAGAGGCGCAAGTTTCATTGAAGGAATTCTTCACAAATATGATTATATCAAGCGATAAGCGTTTTGAAGATCGGTACGAATCACTTGAGAAACTGATCAACAAGAACTCCACAGAGGCAAAGGAAGCTGTCAAATCGGCACTGGACGCACAGGAAAAGGCGGTAAATGCAGCGTTGGCGGCGGCGGAAAAGGCGGTACAGAAAGCAGAAACAGCAGCAGAAAAACGATTCGACAACTTCGCCGAAACATATAATAAGAATCTTGACCGGATTTCTCAAGACCTTAAAAATTTAAGTGACTACAAAAGTTCAAACAACGGGAAAGATGAAGGCATTCGAAATATAGGAGGTGTTATTACTGGGATAATTGGGATAATCATCGCCATTACTGCGATAGTTATGGGGATAATAGAAAAAACACCGTAACTCAAAGGCACACTTAAAAACTAAAACAATGGAGGAATTATCTTATGGCAGAATTTAAAGAGGTTTTTGACTTAATGATGATACACGAGGGGGGATGGGTTAACGATCCTGATGATAAAGGATTAGAAACTTTTCGAGGTATTTCCCGTAAGTTCTGGCCCAATTGGCATGGATGGGTAATGATTGATAACGCTAAAAATTATACCGAATTTCCAAAAAACCTATCCAGAAATGAAGACCTTAATGAATTGGTGGCTGAATTTTACAAAGAAAACTTTTGGGATAAATGGCAAGGCGATAAAATAAATAACCAATCAATTGCAAGTATTCTTGTTGACTGGTTACTGAATAGCGGTAAATGGGGGATTATCATACCTCAAAGAATCATGGGATTAGTCGAAGATGGAATAGTTGGTCCAATGACACTGAAAGCCGTAAATACCGCAAATCAAAAGGGATTATTTCAGGATATTAAAAAAGCACGTGAAAAATTCTTTTGGGACATCGTAAAAAATAATCCTTCGCAAAGTAAGTTTATAAAAGGCTGGCTTAATAGGTTGGCGGATTTTAATTTTAGCGAATGAGTGACGAAATAAGGGAGTTGATTGAACGTTTAAGAATTGAAGATGATGAATGATTATAATAAAAGAGTATGGTTAAATGACGTAAAATCATCATCTACCAGTAGTGTGGTTGCATTTGATGGAGACGTACAATACTCAGATAAGATATATAGAGATACTTTTATTAAAATATCTGATTGCAAATACTCCATTAAACTTCATAAAAAAGACGAAGATTCAATATCGGATTTTATAACCAAAATGAAATTATTAAAAACTGAAATAGAGCTATTTATTAACTATTTAGAACAAACAAAATGATTAAAATATTAAGTATTAAAAAATTTAAAAAGGGTAATATTATAACAAGGGTTTGTCCGACTCAAGGCCATAAAGGCGATTGTTCCTTTACTGGTGAAAAATTAAAGCTAATTAAATTAACAAATACAGATATAGTAATTGATAATTTATGTGATGCTGCCGGAGGAATTTATACACTTTCACGAACAGAATATGAATATGGGTGGGTTTTATATCATTTAAGTGAAAACGAAAAGGATGATGAGATTATGCCATATTCAGACTACATGGGTCAATTAAGGGTTCAGTATGTTTATTTAGAAATCGAACTGGATAGACTGAGAGGTCAGGATCAGTTCCATAAGTTTAGCGACTATTTAACTGTGTGCCGTTATTTGGGGAGTATAAATTGTAGTGTTTAAAAAATTAAAAATTGAAGATGATGAAAGCTAACATAGGATTTTTACAAGAACGCCAACCGGACGGAACAGTTGCCGATAGTATGACAAGATTATCTATGCCGTTCTTTTTTGTATTGCTTTGCTTGTACATGTACTTTTCAAACCAATCTTATGAAAATCACTTTAATAAGCTAGTAGAAATGGCATCAGCTAAACCGGCAGCGATAATAAGCGAACAGAGTTTTATTGCATTGAATCAGGGGCTAAAAAGATTTGACGAAACCATATTGTTAATACTCTCTTGCTTAGTTGTTGCCCCTAAGGTAGTGCAAAAAATATTTGAAGCTAAAACCGGAATAAAAGACAGTTCAGAAGTGACCGAAACGACAACAAAAACAGAAAAATCAATAACACAACCATCATGAATAAATATCTAAAGTATGCCATTTACGCGATATTCGCAGGAATGTTAATTGCTTTAATAATTTCCTGTAAGTCGGTTAAAGAAATCCCGATACAATACCGAGAGGTAATTAAAGAAAAACTAATACCGGTTATTAATCCTGCCGATAGCGCAAATTTAACGGCATTATTCGAATGTGATAGTACAAACCATGTAATATTAAAACAGCTTAAAGAGGCTAAAACCGCACATGTTGAGAGTAGCTCAAATCTGAATAACGGCGTATTTACGTATAAAATCAAAACAGTTAGAGACACTATTTACATCCCATCAAAAGAAACAACGATTACAAAAGAGGTTCCGGTAAAAGTTGAGGTTCCGGTTAATTACGTGAATTGGTGGCAGAAAATACTCATTTGGATTGGTGGCGTTGTGTTAGTTGGCACGATTGGATTTATTGCTTTTAAAATATTTAGATCGAAAATACCGATTTGATGAAATAAATATCTATATTTGAAAATCGTTTTTAGAAGTTTGGTTAGTTTGAAATTTGCGCCTGTGATCGCCCGATTACAGGCGTTTTTTCGTTTAAAACATGTTCTACAACAGTTTTCGTAAAATAAAAGTAAATATATTAGGTGTATATAAAACTTATACTTAAATTTGTACTACAAACTTTAAAACTGATAAAATGGAAGGCATTATTAAATACAGAGCGTGGAGAAAGCAAACTAATGAAATGTTTAATGTTCAATCAATCGCATGGGATAGTGACGGAGAAATGCGAATTACACTAAAGGAATATTCTGAAAGGAGTAGAAATACAACATACCCAGAAGATGAAGTTGAATTAATGCAATTCACTGGGCTAACTGATAAAAACGGCGTGAAAATATTTGAAGGGGACGTGTTAACATACACTGATGTTTACTCTAAGGTTTTATTGCCAGTATCTTTTTTTAATGGGAAATTCATGAAACAGGAAATAAGACCAGATAGTCACAAATGGCTACATACAAGTGACCACTGGTTTGATCTTTCTTTTGCACATGAAAGAAATGAAGTAATCGGAAATATTCACGAAAAAATAACTAAAAAATGAGTTATTCAAAAATCAAACTCGACGGTACAGCATCCGAAAAAGCAGGACGCAAACCACTTCCAAAAGGTGAAAAGAAATTGAAATTCACCATGTACGAATACCCGAAAATCATCACTTTAAACGGTGGGATGTATAAGATGAAAGAAACAATGCAAAACAGCTTAAAACGATGAAATACCAAACCATTGAACGACTATTGAAAGTATTGGCAATTGTTTCTTTTATTGTATTTGCCTATTCATTCAGGAACTTAGGGAATAGCCCTATTACCGTAGTATCCGGTATTATAATGTGTATTACTTGCTCATGGTTATATTTAACAGATTAAAACTAAATAAAATGAAAACTTTCGGAATAATTATTTTTTGCATGATTGGTTTTCTCTGCATTTTGTGGGGAGTAAACAACAAAGAAAAACGACGCATTAAAAAGCAAGTTCACGATAAAACCGTTTGGCAAATTAGAATGATGAATGAAAGAAAACATATGAGCAGTTTACTCTAAAAAATGATCCAATGATGAAAACTAAAAGTGGTTACGAAACAAACGGAGATTATATTAAATTCAAAAGTGGATTTACTGGTAGTTGGAATGTAGAAACAGAAAACAAAATGGAGCATTTTAAAGCCGAATATGAGGCCGATATGCACATTATTACAAAAATTATTGGATGTGAAAAAGCATACCCAACCTGCAATCACTATAAGGCACAAGTAGGGGGATGCAATAATTGTGAATTTGGATTTAATAGTAATTGTTCAAATGGAGGTAAATAAAATATACAACGAAAGCAATATTAAAACTATGGCTAAAATGCCAGATAACTTTATTGACTTAACTGTTACTTCGCCGCCTTACGATGGATTAAGAACCTATAATGGTTATTCATTTCCATTTGAGGATATTGCCAAAGAACTTTATAGGATTACAAAACAGGGTGGAGTAGTTGTGTGGGTTATTAGTGATGCAACTATTGAAGGGAGTGAAAGCGGAACAAGTTTTAAACAAGCATTATTTTTTAAGGAAATCGGCTTTAAACTGCACGATACAATGATATGGAGGAAACCTGATGCAAAGCCATTGACACACAATAGATACGAACAAAGTTTTGAATATATGTTTATATTTAGTAAGGGGAAGCCAAAATTTTTTAATGGGATAAAAGACAAACCCAATAGGTGGGTAGGAATGAATAATCATGGAACCTGTAGAGATGTAAACGGGACCATGAAAAGGAAAAGCGGACACAATAGTAAAGTTATTTCAGAGTTTGGATTACGACACAATACGTGGGATATATTAACTGTCAAGAATAATAAATTTAAACATCCTGCGCCATTCCCCGAACAATTAGCAAATGACCATATACTAACATGGAGTGATGAGGGCGATTTGGTTTATGATTGCTTTGCTGGAAGCGGAACGACATTAAAGATGGCAAAACAAAATAATAGGAATTACATTGGCAGCGAAATAAGTATTGAATATGTTGAAATGATAAACGAAAGACTTAGCGGAACATTGTTTTAACCTTTTCGCGGTTTACTTTGAGATAAGATCGTGTAGCTTAATCGGAATAAGAGCGGTGAGTTTCTAAGCCACAGATTCAGGTTCGAATCCTGACACGAGAGCTATTTGAGGTGTAGTTAACCTCCGATAATTATATGTCACTTGATCCGGTTTTCTCAGATGCCACCAAACATTAACGGATCGCACTTTTGTTACATGCCTCCGGTCATACAGGAATTTGATCGGAGGCAGTCAGAAACTTTAAAAACGATATTGAGATGAAACATAGAATTCACAACGGAATTATAATAAGTAAAAAAGAACAGGAATTTATTAAATTTCTATTGACAGGATCAAATAGTTTTCAGGATGCTTATTTTGTTTATGATGCACGCAAGCGAACAATAAAAAGAAACATGCGAACTATTTCGACGTGGTTCAATAAAGTTCTGGAAGGATTAAAGAAAAAGAATCTTTGTGGCGAAATACCGTTTATTCTGATTCATCCAAAAGGTTTTATTTGGAGTAATCCAGGAATCAGGGCAAATCGAGATAATTATATTGCATTGACATTGCAAGAAGATTTTCAACTATCGGATTATGAAATAAAGAAAATCATATAAAACATGTTTAAAAACAGCTTTTGTAATATCAATTACTCTTTAGCTTATCTTTGAAGTACAATTTAAAAACGATACGCAATGGAAAAACAACCTTTAGATGAACTGTTGAAAACCTACAAAGTCAGGTTAAAAGTCATTTTGAATGAGATGGATTCTGATGATAATTCCAATGAATGGAAAGAGATATTAAGAATCAAACTTGCATGTTACCGCACATTTATTAATGAATTAGAGGAGGTTTTATCATGAAATACTCACGCTATGATTACGACAGTCCAGACGGAATGTATGAACCAGATTACGAACCATCACAGGCAGACATTGACGCCGAAAAGTGCGATAATGACGAAGATTCAGAATAAATAAACAATTAAAAGATACGGAGTTGACGATTAATTTTGTATCTTTGATTACGCTTTAAAAACGATAAGACAATGAAAATTACAACCGAAATGTACGAGGCATTAAAAATACCTCTTCCAGCGGAGGCAGTAAAGCCACACCCAACAAAAACCTATTTAAGCTCTATTAAGGCTATTTTTGTTACTGAAAGGCTTAATGATGTGTTTGGCTGCGGATCGTGGCAAATTAAGGCTGAAAAGATAGCTGACGGCGAAAAGGGAATGGTTGTCGTAAAAGTTATTTTAACTATTCCGGAATACGACGTTTACTATGAAAGTTTTGGCGGAAACGATAACGGAGGCGAAGGATCAAAAAACTTTGACTTGGGAGATGCCTATAAAGGCGCAACGACAGACGGAATTACAAAGATTGGTTCCTATCTTGGCATTGGTATTGACGTTTTCAAGGGATTAAAGAATACACCGGCTGCACCAAAAGAAGTAAAACGTAATCCAGACGAAGAAATTAAAGAACAATTAAAAATAGCTATTTCTGAAATAAAGAAATCAACAACATTAGATGAAGTTAAAAAGTGTTGGTTGAAATGGAAGGCATTTCAGGAAAACGCTTTATTTGCTACCGAAAAGGATATAATCAAAATTAAACTTACACCAAAAGAATAATATTATGAGTACACTGCAACTGTTTAAGAATTTCCCAACCACAAAAGAAGATATTTCTGTTTGTGTGAAAAATGCAAAAGATGAAATTTTAAGCGGGGACTTCAACCCGCTTGAAATTGATCTTCACCTGAAAAAAATGGAAGAACTTGTAAAAGGAATCCGCGAAGATTCAGAAATCAAATCGGCTGTTTTTACCGAACTTGAAAAGTACACTGAAAAGACAGTTAAATTTAACGGGTGTGAAATCACAAAGAAAGGCTTAACGTCTTATAATTACGATATTTGCAATGATATTGAACTCCAACAAATGGAAGCCAAAGCGAAGATTTTAACCGAGCAAATTAAAGACCGTAAAATCATACTTCAAAAGATGAAGGAGGAACAAACAATTGTAACTCAGGACGGTGAAATATTAACCATTTATCCGGCAGAAAAACAAGTAAAAGATTCATTTTCAATTAGGATATTGTAAGAATAATTTGTATATTTACAGTGCGATTCAGTTATGAAAACATTAAAAAATTCCCACGGCTTCAATATTGCCAAAGTGCAAACCGCACAACTGGATCGCCTTTATTGGGGTTGTGGGTGCTTTTTTATGAAAGAAATTAAATTAAGTCAAGGTGAAGTATCATTCGTAGATGACGAAGATTTCGAGAGAGTGAATGCGCTCAAGTGGTGCGCGTACAAAGGTGGAAACACATCTTATGCAGTAAGAAGCATTCTAATTAATGGAAAATGGAAGGCCCAGCGAATGCATAGATTTATCATGGGCGATAATACGTTAAAATTAGATATAGACCATATTGACCATGACGGACTGAACAACCAGAAAATTAATCTTAGGTTTTGTACGCATCAAGAAAACATGATGAATCAGAAGCCTCGAAAAAACTGTTCATCTGTTTATAAAGGGACATGTTGGAATAAGCGCGCAAAAAAATGGATGGCGCAAATACGAATAGATGGTAATAGTATTTACCTCGGTATATTTTATAATGAGATAGATGCAGCGAGAGCATACGATGAAGCCGCAAAAATACACTATAAAGAGTATTCAAAATTAAATTTTAACAACTAAAAATTAAAAAAATGAGCTTTAAAGTAACTGGGAAAGTGATTAAAATTTTACCGGAATTAAAAGGAACTTCGGCACGTGGCGAATGGGTTAAACGTGATTTTGTTATTGATGATGAAGACGGACAATATTCAAAAAATATTTGTTTCACTTTATTTAACGATAAATCAGACTTTGCAAATCGTATTAAGGTTGGTTCGCAAGTCGAAGTATCATTTTCGATTGAGTCACGCGAATACAATGAGAAGTGGTTTAGTAACGTGAACGCGTTTAGAGTTGACGTAATAGGAAACCAAACCAATGCACCGGCGCCATTCGACTCACACACACCGATTGATAGTAATAATGATGACGACGACGGGTCTGGACTGCCATTTTGACCATGAAACATCAAGACGAATCACAACCAGGCATCAACTGTAAGCTATCAAAACTCAACGGAAACGACAGCCAAAAAATAAAAGAATCCGGTATAATATCGCCGGATTTATCTAAACTAAAAGCAATTAAAATTAATTCTAAAACAGTAATTTACAGATGAGCCAATGTCAAGTAATAAAATGCAAGTGCGGAAAAGTATTTGCAATGTGTCGGGTTCCTGAATGTTATCAGGATTCAGATTGGATGAAAGACGTTAGAAAATACGTTAAAAAAGGATGCATTATCGAAGTCGGAGAATCGAAAGATTACAATTTTGAAAAGTGCATTTGCGAAAACAAAAGCGAACCAACACTATTTTAAGATGAAATTTCATTGTAAAATACTCGATAAAAACGCACTTTCACACAAAACAGATGAAGATTTTAAAAACTGGTTAAAACTGAAAGACGGTGACTATTGTGAGATTGAAACATGGAAGGAACGAAACGTAACCAACCACAGGCGGTTTTTTGCATTACTTAATCGTACTATTTATTTATTGCCAGAGGAACCGGAATTTGACAAGTTAAGAAACATTGATTATTTACGTAAAGAAATTCTAATTTTGATTGGCGAAGTTGACGTTCATATTTCAATGGATGGCACAATGTATATGCAACCAAAGTCAATTAGCTTTCGATCTATGGACGATGTGGAGTTTAATAGGATTTACCACCTCTGCACTGGAAAGATCGTTAATACGTTCTTAAAATACATTTCTTTAGAAGATTTTGAAACTTATATTCTTAAATTTATTTAACATGAATAAAAAGCAACGTATATTTTTCGGAATTTCGTTTTTGGCATTTGTATTTTCTTATTTTTATTATAAAGAATTCCGAATCGAAACATGCCTTTACGTATCAACTCTTTTATTATTTTTGATTACTCATAAAATTTACGAAAAATAAACAAAATGAAAAAATTACTTTTATTCCTGTTTTTACTCTCGATTTTAGCCTCGTGTGTGACGGTTAAAAGATCACATTCAAAAACTATGTACGCTAAAAGAGCGGCGTTTATTAAGTCACGCGGGGAGCCACGAAATGAATTTTTTGATCGGAAATGTCCGAATGTGTTTAGATAATTACTATATTTACACCTAATAGTGTTCGTTGAAGTTATTAGTAAATTTCGTTTGGACCCGGGTTCGACTCCCGGCAGCTCCACAGTTTCTAAACGTTCATTAATTGTGAAAGTTAGGCAGTCATCAGCTTGCAATAATGGTGACTGTAAACCTTAAAAGGGGTTGACCGGTATTGACAGCGAAGGAATAGAATAATGGAGAGCATTACAGCCAATAACAGGCAAAACAATTGAAATGAAGATGGCGGCTTAGAGCTGTACTGATTCAAAAATTCAGGTGACCGGATACTGACATTAAGTTGGGCGTGAAAATCGGTTAACGGCTACATCGTACGGCCTGAATTTATTTTTAAAATCGCTTTGAATTGTCAAATTAATTGATTATAATTGCAGAATAAACCGGATGAAATAAACCGGTTTTAATTACCTTAAAAATTTAACAATGTTGAAAGAAATAAGACAGGACATTTACACGCAGGCCGAATATGCAAAACTCATGGGTAAAACCAGATCATGGGTAAACCAAAAAATCAAAGCCGGTGAATTAAAAACCCTTACAATTAAGGGTGCAACGCTTGTAAAAGCATAACTTTTTCGGCTATAAAAATTTAACAATGTGTAATTATGGCAAGACCAAATAAACAAGGATTAGATTACTTTCCAATGGACGTCACAACAGATGATAAATTTGAACTTATCGAGGCGAAACATGGAATTACAGGTTTTGGGGTAATCATTAAATTGTATCAGAAAATATACAAAGATGGGTACTATATTAAGTGGAATGAAGAAATGTTATTAATATTTAAAAAGTCAATTAATGTAGACATTAATTCGATTAATGTAATCATTAATGATGCAATAAAGTACAATATTTTTGATGAAATGATGTTTAATAAGTATCAAATATTGACTTCATGCGGTATTCAGAAGCGTTTTTTAGCAGCATGCGATAGGCGAAAATCATTAGATTTGTGCAAAAACCTCATTATTGCAGACACTAAAGACATTAATGTAAACATTAATTGGATAAATGATGACATTAGTACACAAAGTAAAGTAAAGGAAAGTAAACAGAAAGAAGATATAATTGAGTTTTACCCTTTTGCTGAATTTTGGGATGATTACGGCAAAAAAACAGATTCAAAAAAATGTCAATCAAAATGGAATAAAATATCTGATTCAGACCGTAAAAAAATTAAAGAGTATTTACCGGAATACAAAAAAGCAACTCCAGATATTCAATTCAGAAAAAACCCATCTACATTTTTAAATAACGAATGTTGGAATGATACCATAGTTTTACAAAAAAATAACGCGGAACCAGAAAAATTAGGATATAACGAAACGTATGTAAACGGAAAACGAATGTACAATCATTGCATTGAAATACCAAAAGGAACAAGGCCGTGTCCTAATAATTTACACCATTGGAACCAATCAAAAAAAGACTGGGTTTTCGGAAACTAAAAAAATATGCTACTATTTAACACTACCAAAAAAGAAAAGATTGACGTTGCTATTGATCCGTCAAAAGGTCATTATTCGGGTCCGTGTCCATCATGTAACGAAGGGAGAAAAAACAAAGGGGCAAAGTCTTTTAGTTTTGACGTTCAAAAAGGAGTTGGAAAGTGTTTTAATTGTGACGATGCTTTTGTGATTTTCAAAGAAACGGAACGAGAATACCAGAAAGTTGAATATATCAAACCGGCTAAATTTGTAAATAATACAGAGTTGTCCGACGCAATGGTAAAGTATTTTGAAGGTCGTAAAATTTCAAAGAAAACGATTAATGAAATGCAGATTACCGAAAAAATGGAATGGATGCCGGACAAAGTATTTAAAAATAAAGACGGCGAAGATCGAACAGCTTCGGGAATAAGAAACTGCATTTGTTTTAATTATTTCAAAAACGGAGAATTAATCAATACAAAATTTAGGGATTCAGTAAAAACATTTAAGCTCGTTTCCAATGCTGAATTAATACCGTATAATCTTGACGGCGTAAAAGATCAGACTGAATGTATTTGGTGCGAGGGTGAATTTGACCAATTAAGTTACTACGAAGTTGGGTATAAAAATTCAGTCAGTGTTCCAAACGGGGCCGCAATATCGAACAGTGGATTGATCTACATAGATAACGCGATTAATGAACTTGAAGGGATAAAAACGCATTATATTTCAAGTGACAATGATACACCAGGCAAAGCATTAAGAGACGAACTTATTCGCCGGTTTGGTTCTGAAAATTGCAAATTAATTGATCTGGCAGAATGTAAGGACGCAAACGAATTTTTAATTGAACATGGAAAATTTGCACTAAAAGAAAAAGTAACTTTAGCTAAGGATATTCCCTTATCCGGTATTTATGATCTTGAAAGCGATTTAGAAGGTTTGTACGATCTTTGGAAAAACGGGATGCCTAAAGGGTTTGAATTAGGATACTCAAAGGTGAATGAGCTTGTAACATGGGTAAGTGGTTCTTTAGCGATATGGACCGGAATACCATCGAGCGGTAAATCTGAAATGGTTGATGATGTTTGCGAACAATTGAATATTTTACACGGTTGGAAAGTTGGGTATTTTTCACCGGAAAACTGGCCTACTAAAATTCATGTTTCAAAAATAGTTAGCCGGATAAGTGGGAAAAGGTATGCGGAAAGTGCATTGAATAAAAACGAATTAGATACTACATTAGACTATGTAAAGCATAATTACTACTTTATCAATCCTGACAATGAAGATTTAAGCATCGAAAGTATTTTAACGCACGCCAAAGCGCTGATTAAGCGAAAAGGAATTAAGATACTTGTTATTGATCCGTGGAATAAATTGGACCATAAAATGGAAAACGGCGAATCTGAAACAAAATACATTTCCAGAGTATTGGATATTTTGGATATATTTGCAAAGAAAAACGATATTTTAATCCATTTGGTTGCGCACCCTACGAAAATGAAAAAGGATGCGGCCGGGCAACTTGAAGTTCCAAACCTTTATGATATTTCAGGGTCTGCACACTTTTACAATAAAGCATTTTACGGTTTTTCGGTTCATAGGATTGATGATATTGTACTGTTTAATGTTCTGAAAGTGAAGTTTAAGCACTTAGGAGAATCGAGAGGCGGAACAGTTGAAATGCGTTACAATTTGAATAATGGCCGTTATGTTGAGGCTACTGAATTAGTTGAAAATCAGGTATGGCACAATGAAAACCATTTACTAATTAAGCCATTGGCAAGTGAACCAGAACATAAAATGCAGCCGAATATTGATTTTTACGAAAAAGAAAACAATGATCCATTAGATAATCCATTTTAAATTATGACAGAGCAAGAAGCAAAAAGTAGACTTTATTCAATGTGGGAAAACGGAGAGATTCCCGCAAGTTTTACCGAAGATCATTCAAATTATTGGAAAGCCGTAAAACAATTAATGGAATACGGATACATTGAACGTGAAACACTTTACCCATGAAAGAACCGCAAGAAGTAAAAGACAAAAACAGGAAACTGTCAATTTTAATCGAACAATTAAGATTTTTAATATTTAAACAAAAGTCAAATGAAAGCAAATCGAGTAGAATGTAATGAATGTTTAAATTTCACATGGCCGCACTTAGATGGAAACGGAATGATCAAAGAAAATGCTAAATGTAAATTAGGTAAACGTGTAATGTTCCGGATGCCTATTTTAAATAAATGGGGGTCGTCTGGTTTGCATTATGATGATGGCGGTTATTATCGGTATTGTAATGATTTTAAAGCTGTTGTAAATGAATAAAATCTACATAAGCGGAAAGATTACCGGAGATGATAATTTCAAAGAGAAATTCAGTAACGCAAAAACACGGTGTATTATTCTTGGATTTGAATTAGATGAAATACTGAATCCTTGTGAATTACCAGAATGCCATACGTGGCAGGATTATATGATTATGGACATTAAAGAGCTTTTTGAATGTTCTCATATCTTCATGTTACGGGATTGGAAGGAATCCAAAGGCGCAAGAATAGAACATTCAATAGCATTAAATTGTGGATTAATAATATATTACGAAAAATGACCGACAATCTTAAAACCAAAATCGAAAACAGGGAAACAGAGATTCAAAGAGCTTACGATAATACAAGATTCAGGCTAATTGAATTAAATCAAATGCAAG